CTCTAAATGCAGTGTTATTTGGTATTTCACCCCTTGCTGGGTCATACTTTTTCAGAAGTGCAGATAACCTGTCATCAAGAATTTGTACATCTTGATAATCCAGCAGTGCATTTGGGTTATTGTTAATATCATCAACAAATTTTCTGACATCTGCTGGAATTTCTGCAAAATTGCTTCTTGGTATTGCGACTCGGCTAGCATTGCTAAGTGGTTGTAGTGAAAAATAATTGCCCTTTGCTGCATTTAATTTTTCAGCTCTTTTATAAACTGCTGTATATGATTTTCTCCAATCGTCAAAAGATTGCATACCAAATTCTTGTATTAGTTTTGATCTTTCTAATTCACTCAAAGGTTTCACTTTGGCAGTTGGAGAAATAAATTTATCCAATGATCTGTTGACTTGTGCAAAGGTTGTTGCAAGTTGTTTTTGTCCTGGTGCACCAGCTATAGGCATCCGGCTTGAAAGATTATAAATGCCACGAACAAACGGTGATGAGCTTGCCTGCCCCAAAGACAATTCAACACCTTCCTCTGCCAACTTTGTAGCATTAGCTGCTGCTTCATCAGTCAGTCCAAGTGTTCTTTCAATTATATTTAAGGCTGATGCTGAATCTGGAGCTTGTGCAGCAACACGACTTGCTATCTCTTTTTGACCTTTAATAATTTTTTCGACTGTAGGTTTTAGAGCTTTGCCTGCCACTGGAATTGCTGTTGTTATCACACCATCTACAGCCGCAGTCAAACCAGCTTCTTGCAATCTTTGCTTTGCACTTGGGGCTGGCATATCTGGTGCTAATAAATCACCTAAAAAATCTGCACCCAAAGAAGCTGTACCCGCACCTAATGCGGCTCCAGCACCAGCACCAAGCGGCCCCCCAGCAAAAAAACCACCAACGGCACCCGCAGTGCCACCAACAAATTCTAAAAATCCTTCTGCAAATTTGGGTAATCTGCCTGGATAGTCTCTAGCATTTATTAGTCCTAATTCTATGCCAATTTCTCTTGTTCTAGCATAGTAGGTTTTGGCATCAATTTTGCCCTCTTGTAACAACTGGTAACCGTCACTTTTGATTTGTTCAAAAACTTGTTTTTTGTTGTCTAACTTTTTAAGGTCTGCAAAAGTTTTGCTCATTTGATATTGCTCGTATCACCATATAGCGATCTAAATTCACCAGCTTTGCCGACTGCAACATCAGCTTCTAAATCTGCTTGTTCTTTACTTTGTAATGATAATGTCACCGCTTCCAGCTGTTTTGACATAATTTTATTTTTCTCCAAGTCCCGTCTGTAATTCTCTGCTTGTGTTTCTGTCAAACGACCGGACAAAATCCCTGACTCTAATGCTTTTACTTGTTGATCTACTAAAGCTTTGATATTTCCATATCTTTCTGCTGCATCTCTTAATGATGTGAACGAAGAAGTTGGCAAATTTGCTTGTATTGTTTCGTAAATTAGTAGATTAGGTCTGCCCTCAAAGTCATCTGCTAATAATGCTAATATTCGTGAATTTAAAAATTCTCTTGCTCTTATTGCTGCCCCTGTCTCTGGAAATACTTCCGCACCAAATGGCCTTGTTAAGCCTGCTCCTACATTCTGAATACCTTGCCCTAATCCAAAAGCTTGGTCAAAATTTGCAAAATCTTTAAGGTCTTCATCAGATGTAAGTTCAGCAACATTTTTGTTCACACTATCAATTATACCTTGTGCATCTTTTGACTCCCCTTGTTGCTCCCTAATGTCTAAAATATCTGACGCCGGTACGCCTGCCAAAAGTAGGTTTATCTCTTCATTTGAAAAACCAGAATTTTGCAGTGACGAAATTTGTTGCTGAGCTTGTGCTTTTTGTGCTAGGTTCTGTTGTGCTAGCTGTATTCTTTGTGGGTTCCCAGATTGTGTAGCAGCAATAAGACCTAATTGGTCACTAAGATTTGTCAAACCTTGAATTTGTTGTGCTCTTCTTTGCTCTGGTGGCAGTGCAGCAAACTCTGCTGCTGATAACGGTTGTGCTTGACCAAACCTCGCAAAAGCACTGCCTATGCGTTGTCCTAAAGTAAGTCTTGGGTCAGGTGGAGGTGGTGGAGGTGGTGGAGGTGGTGGAGGGGCTATTTGACCTATCGGAACTGAATCTTGTTGTCCTAAAATGCCAAAACCACCTCTTGTTTGTGTAGGTTCATTAGATGCATTTGCAGCTACTTCATTCATTTGTCTAAATTGCTCAAACAAACCAATACCGGGTTCTACTGGTTGTGCTACTTGCGACTGCACCGTTGGTTGTGTCAGAGTACGCAACAAATATTCAACTGCGGGATTCATTTTTATAACAGACTGTAATTGACCATAAGATAGCCATTAGGGTGTGTTGTAACCGCATGCGGATTTGTTTGTAATATTTCTTGTGCCATAACACCAATTTGTGGTGTATTAATACCAAGTTTTTTAGCAATATGATTCCATTTCCAACGATATAAATTATGACTTTTAAATTTACCTAAATATTCTATATTATCTTTCAATTTTTTGTCTGAAAAAAGTAAAGCAGCAAGTTGTGCCGCAGTTGTCAAGTTGTCTAAGGTGCTAGGTTGTGTAGTATTTATTTGTCCCGCTGAAAATCCTGGACCACCCGAGGCAAGTAAACCAAACTGTTGTGGACCGTATTGTAGAGCACGATCAAACTCACCTCTTGCTGCTTGTAAAGCTGCTTGTTGTAAACCTCGTTGTTGTGCACCCTGTCTGTTGAGCAAACCTAATGACTGAAATTGTGCTGCTCGTTCATCTCCCAATAAACCAGCTTGAAACCGTTGTTGTGCTTGTTGTCTAGCAATATCACTTTCGGCTGCCCTTTGTGCTTGTTCAAAGCCTGCTTGCCGTAAATTAGCAGCTGTTCTTGCTGCTTGCTCTGCAAACGGTCTGGTAGCTTCACTTTCTAAAATTGCAGATCGAGAACCCCCAAAGGCTCCAGCACCTATTGCTTGGTCTTGTGCTCGTTGTTGAGCTATATCTTGTTGTCGTTGTATGTCTCCAAGTGCCAAATCAATAACTTGGTCTTGAAACGGTGATTGATATGCTCCAATGTCAGCGTCTAGTAAACTTGGTGCGTCTTGCTGTGCTAACCGGCGTAACCCCATTTCTGGACGGAACTGTTGGGTTCTCTCTGTCAACCCACGGGTTAGATCAAAACTTCTTAATTCATCACCAGAAAAACCAGCAATTTGCTGTCCGGTAAATGGCACGAACGGTTGTCCGGCAAGTTCTCTACCAGTGTCGTATATCTCACGCAGTTGGTCTTGTTGAAATTGCGGTAACTCTGATGTTGTTGTACCTTTACTCATAATTCTTTTTTCAGTAAGTAATCTTGTTCAAAGCCTAAATGCTTGATTTTTCTAATCCAGCCTTTTCTGCCACCCCCGTATAGTCTTTTACAATGTAATTTTCTTGCAAATAACTCTACGGTTGTTAGCATAGTTTCTAATTCCTGATAGTCACCACCGCAAAATATAATGTTCAATGCTCTGTTTTGCGGAAACACTACCAACTCTGTAACCATAAAACTTTTGGGTCCTGGCCACAGATGAAATGAACCATTCCCTATTTTATCTCTTACATCGTTAATTGTATAGTTGTCTTGATATTTTAATGATTGTTCTATCCATGGTTGGCAACGGGCAAACTCTTGTTCCCATGTTGCACTTGCTTTGGTTGGGTGGTCGATTACTTTATTCACCTTTGGCATACTCCACTAACGAGGCTATAAAATTAATGTTGGCATGTGATACTTCTATTTTTAGGACATCACCAGCAGTCAAGATCAAACTTTTGGTCAAAATTTCTTTTGTTTCTTTTGCACTTATACTGATTTCTTTGAAAATGGGAAAGTTATGACCTGTGCTATCGGTGATTGTAAGAGTTACTGTCGTTGCTTGGCTGCCATCATCACCGATCAAGATGGACTCAATAATCGCAAAATCAAAATCCGTGCCAGTAGGGGCAGTGTAAACTGTGGTTTGTGCTGTTGAAGTAACATCTTTTTTGGCACTTACTGCTCTTTGAATATATTGTCTTTGTGAGGATAAATCCATCAGCGTTTGCCTCTTGCCTTGGCATCCACTCGTATATCACCTACTTGAAAGTCTTGTGTCAATGAACCATCGACTCGCATTTGCACTTGTCGTGCAGTAAACCGAGCATCAGTATAACCATCACTCTCAAAGGTAAAACTACCAAAATCAGTTTCAGTTCCCAAAGGGGTAAATTTACCTTTGAAACTTATAGTCACCCCAGGCAAAGAATTAGCCTCTTCATCTGGAATAATTTGATTAACTTGCACCACTCTATTACCATTGCCTAATTCTATTGGTCCTGATTGACAAAATGGTACTTGGGTACCTAAATTTGGTGAACCAGACAAAGTTGAGTTTTCATGTTCATAGACAAAACCATTAGAGTCACCAGCTATAGGATAGTTGAAAACACCTTGGTCTATCCAACACCCACGATCAAGACTGCCTATGCTCCACACATTTTGTGCATAGTTCCAGATCACATATTTGTTTGGTGTGTAGTTGTTCTCTCCAACTGGGAACCCCCACCAAATCTCATTAAAGTTTGAGTTGTGACCACCCCAAGATGCTGCTCTTCCAGTGTAATTGAGGTTGTCAAAGACATAATCATGCACCTCACAAGGTATCTCACGCACAGTGCCATCATATACAAAAAAAGCATTTTCACCCATCCATGCTAAAAAATTACCAGTAGGCACAATAACTCTTCGGCCTACCGCAGCACAGTTGGCTCCGGCATCAGCAACCCCGTAAACAAAAGGGTTGCCCGTATAATAAATACGATTGATGCCAGTATCACTAAAAACTATTACATCATTTTTAAATTTAACAGCATACAAAGCTTGACCACCGGTTGGTATTTGCAGATCACCAGCAGTATTTGTAGCTTGTGCAGTCCAGTTGTTGCGATCTTCTCTAGTTGACCAAGCAACTTTACGAGGGTCACCACCTGAACCAATAGCAAACAAGTGTCTTTCATTAGTCACTACTAGACCCTTGTTGTTAGTAGGGGCATTGGTAATTACTGTGGCTATAGTATCTGCTGTGCCGCCAGGACTTGAATCAGGCCGCCATTTGTATAGTTTGCCATCATCAGAAAAACTAAATACTAAATCTTCACCCCAGTTGTCAAAAGAAAAATGCCCAATCTCTAAAACCAAACCTGATTGACTACGAGCATCGCCATAATCTTCAACGCCCCATTGATAAGCACCATAACCCAAAGGGTCATTAGATGTATCATTGACAAAACCAGCTGGTGTTATTTCTGTCCAAGTGTTTTTATATAAAACATACACTCGTAACCTTGTGCCCACTGCCAGGATTGGTTCACCGTTGTTATCACTAAAAGCATACATAGCAATAGGAGCACCATCAAGGGCAGTTGCTCGCAGTTTGGACCAACCACCTATAGGTTTGAGATAACCGTTTTCAAAACGCACCAAATCACCATCGACCCATCTACCTTTATTGGCATAATCGGTTCCATTTTTGACTATCCCTGCCGGTGGGGTCACGGGCAATAGTGGCATCTTACGAGCTCAGTGTTTTGTGTTCTGAAGTTGGTGTTACTTTTTCTGCTATTTGTGCATCTAAGTTTGCTTTCATAGCATTTACTGCATCTGCACCCATTGCTGCTTCAACCCATGCTTGTAAGTTTGCTGAGGTCAGACTTGACCAGTTAGTAAAACTAGATAAATCCGAGGTATCTAAAGCTTGCGTCCCGTAGGCATAAGCACTTTGCGGATTACCCTCAGCATCATTATTGCTGTCATCAACTGCGGTCAGCCGCCAATGCACAGTATGTACCACATTATTTTTGCTGTTATGCGTTGGGTATCTGTCGTGGTTTTTACAGTCCCAAGTGTATGATATTGCCATATTACCCTCCTTTTAGGTTTGCAATTTCACTTGTTAGTGATTCTATTTGTTCTTGTTGTTCTTGTACAGCTTTTATAAGCATAGGTACAAAGCGTGAATATTTAACCGTTTTGTAACCATCATCTCCTGTGTTTACTAAATCAGGTAACAGCTCCTCTAATTCTTGGGCTATAACACCTGTTTGCGTATCTGCTTTTTCTATAAAATTAAAATCAACTACCCTAACTTTATTTAAGATACTAAGTTTTTTATCAGTATCAACTATGTTTTCTTTCAACCTAATATCTGAAATAGCACCATAAGAATTGTTAGTATTTAATATGTCACCGTCTCCCATAATTCGACATTCACCAGCATTACCAAAAATTTGCATAGCTGAAGCTCCACCGTCTACATTTCGAGAATGGACAGTTCTGCCTGAACTAAATAATACAGTGCCGAAAGCTGATGAGCTTAAATTAGTTGATGTATTACCCACCAAGAAGTTTTGTGAAGAATCAAACCTAGCTGCCCTCGATCCAGTTGTGGTATCGTTGTTTGCTGCT